CGTGTGTCATGACCGATCGCATTAGCTTCGCGCTCAATCTGGAACATTAGTCCCTTAAATTTTTCAACCATCCAACGACCGTTTGAATCTACATCCATGTCGAATGTTCCGGCAGTTGCAACGTTTTGTTGGGCACCAGTTTTGGCGTTACCATAAATTGTACGGATAACTTCGCGGTTAATCTCTGCCAAAATTTCTGAACTCAGAATATTTGAAAGTTCAGTTTCAGCATCAAGACCATGAATTGCTTTTAGGTCTTGGGCGAGTTCCATTGTGTACTCACCTTTGAGAGCGCGTGTTTTCGCTGTAACGGTTACCTTATCGATTGAGAAGGCCATTTCAGCAAAAGCATTTGCAGCCGAATCGCCAAGTGCTTCACCAAGTGCCGTAGTCATTCCACGACCTGGTAGATATGCAGTTGAACTTGAAGCGGCAGCCGCTGGGTTACCATTAGCGGTGTGTGCAGATGTAGCGGCAGCGTTAGCACCAGAAACACCAGAATCAGCTTCACTGAAAAGTGCTTCTGAACCGGTTTGACTAGCATAACGGGACTTCATGGCGAAAATTAAACCAGTCGGACCTGTCATGGGCTGAACACCACAAACATCATATGCAATTAAGAGGGGCATACTTCTGCGAACTAAGGAAATAAGAACAGGATCATAACCTTTAATATTTCCAGCGGTTGTACCCATTCCGGCACCAACTGCGTTCCCAGGAGCGTCCTCAAATAAAATAGTAGAGCCACCTTCTTCCATAATTGATTTTTCCTCGTTCTCTAGTAAAACAGCTGTAACTGCTTTCCTATAAGAATCTTTAATCGCGGGCAAATCAGGATGGTCGAGTACGGGTCCCCACTTTTCTTGTAAAGTTTCAGACAAATACATTGTTATTCTCCTGTATGTATTTTAGTAAATTTAAATTTAAAAAAAATATTATCTAACATGTCTCGAAATAGCTGACATATAGTGTTCCATACCAGCAGGTACGGCTTCTTTTTCGCTTTCTTCGTCATTATTTTGTGTTTCGATGTCTTCGACCAGAGCAACTTTCGTATCTTCTGTAGGAAAGTAATTTTCTTTAAGTACTTCAACTTTTTGTTCGAAGTCTTCTGCGTCTTCAGCCTCAACATTTTCAGCTAATTCAGCCACTTTTTCTTTCTGGGTCTCAGTAAGGTCTTTCGTCAATGACGATAAAACTTTTTCTTTTTTAACTTTTGTAAGTTCTGACTGAATATCAACATTTTTACTAACTTGTTCATTCAGTTCTGATTCTAAGGATTCAACCTTATCGAATAGATCATCGACTACATCAACCTTCTCATCTGGAATTGTAATGTAGTGTTCTGTAAATAGATCTTTTAGTCCAACGAGGAATCCTTCGGTCAATTCTGAGCGAATTCCTTTTTCGATGGCTAATTGATTATCTTTTACCCATTCTTCGGAAACATAGTTGAGATAATTATCAACTTTTTCTACAATTTCTTGTATATAAGAATCAAGTTCTTCAGTTAATCGCTCTTGCATTTGTTCTTCAAGTTCTTGTTCCTTGCCGATAACAACCTGATTAACTTTAGCTTGAACAGCTGCTTCGAAAATGGTACTTGCTTTTTCTTTAAAAGCATCAGAAAGATCTTCGCCTTCAGTTAAAGCATCGATATCATCTTGAACATCTAGTGGCTTAGAATCTTCTTCATCTTCTGCGCCTTCTTGAATTGTTAGAGAACTAAGAATAGATTCATAATTAGTTGCAATTTGATCTTTTTTCAACTTGCCTAGTCTTTCATAGACAGCTGCCATCATACCAGATTTGGTTTTTGGCATTTCATCTTCTTCTTTTACTTTAGCCATTGGTTCAGAATTCTTTGCTTGTTTGGCTATTCCTTTAACGGGATTACCCATAGCAGTTCCGGAACCTTTAACTTCAGCAGGCGGTGAAACATCCGCGGCTTTTTCGCCTTTGGGTCCTTCGCCGTCTTTTCCACCTTTACCAGGTCCGGGTTGATTTTTACTATCCTCTTGAACCTCACGTGCTTCCTGAACAAGACCTATCTCTTCCAACAATTCATCAGTCTCAGTGGCCGATAGCCCTTCTTCTTCGCATTTTGATTTAATTTGTTCAACGAGCTCTTCCCTTGCCTCGCCGTCTAATTCTAATGCTTGTTGAGCTAATGTTTCTAGTTCGTTCACACTATTGGCAAGAGTCTGCTGCTGTTCGGCAGTTTCTTGTTCAGACATTTGCATTCTCCTTTAGAATATCTTTAGAATATTTGTTACTGTTATTATTTATAACATTAAAGCCTTGACATGAACCTTTCGAAGGATGAAGCCAAGGCAGATTCATCCGGTTTTACTTTTATAAATTCTTTAACTATATCGTCTTTAATTTCTTGAACATCTGCTTCTCTTAAAATACCATTATTCCAAATCCATTCTCTACCTTCCATAATACCTTCTACGAAAGCCATGGGTGCAGAAGGATCAGCGACAATGTCTCCAGCTGTTGCAAGATGAAAATCATTTTGTACTATTTGGGAACCACCTAATGTTTTTAATGAACCCATTCCTCTAGAACTTACTCCTAATTTAGCACCTTCATCAATTAAATTTTTGACAATTTTACCATATGGAGTTTCCATAATTTTTGCTTTTCCAATAAAATTTGCACCATCTTGTTTGAGTTCCTTAACCATATGTGAAACTCTTTCAAGGTTAATAGTAGGTCCATCTGGATGGCCTAATTCTCCAAAAGCTCTATTAGTATCTATATACTGTTTAGAATATCTATCTACCTCTTTTGACATTGTTTCTAATGGATAGACTCGTCCGTTTCTATTTTTTTGTTCTGCTTGTAAAAATACTCCTTTAATGTAGTAATTTTTTTGATCCGTAGAAGCATCCTTTTCTACAAGCATTTCAACGTCTTCCATTAGTTCGCAAATGAGTTTCATTTAATTCCTTATCTGAGGGCAACTTTGGTTAATAATACACCGGCATTTGCCGCGAAAATCCAATCTGTAGGGTCTTTTTCAACGTATATATCTGTGCCACCTGCTAAAACAAAGCTACCTTTTAAAACGCTACCTGCAGTTTCCACCGTGACTAGATGATTAGTAGTAGTGTTATTAAATGCTCTAACGCACGTTGCAGAGTTTACATCGCCACCTGCTCCGGTTTGTACCTCGGCCGGTGCTGATGCTCCTAAAGCTTTAATCATTCTCATTGTTAAATATCCTAACTTGAATTGTTATGTTTATTTATACAATTTCTTCGGTTATGATTTCGTATTTTTAATATCAAACAAATTAGAATTAAAATCTTTTTTTAATTCCATTATGCGGTCCGAAGTTTTATCTTTTAAAACATCTAGTGCTCTGTCACGAGCTTTGTATTCTCTTCCGCATAGTATATCGTCAATCATATCCGCTATAACTTCTCTACCTCTATTTTCCAATTCTCTTCCTTCTAGGTAGGCTATATAATTTTCCACCTGTAAGCATTTCCGGTTTAACTTCTTCAGGTTGTCCTGGTTCTGCAGGAGGAGGCATTTGTTGTCCGGGCTGTACATTTATCTGATTTGCTGGAGCAGCAGCCGGATCGACAGGTACTTGTGGAGGAACTGGCACATCAGCAGCATCCTGCTCAGCCTCTTTAGCTTCTTTTTCTATTTCTTTTTCTATTTTCTGTTGCTCATCTGGTGTATGTCTTAATATGTTATCTTTAACGTATTGTTTAGATATATATGTTCCTACTAATTCTTCAACATCCCTCATCATATTATATCTATCGGTCTGTAATTCTTGCGATTTTAATTCAGCAAAATGGTTATCCAATGCATAATTAAATTTAATAGTTTCTCTTAATTTATTCCATTCTGATGTATGAATAACATTTTTAAGAATTAATTGTTTTTCCAGGCATTGATAAAACAAATGTGAAAATCTTATTCTAATTCTATCAATAAATCTTGAAAATTTTAATTCGTCTCTACTAATTTCAGATGCTCTACCTAATACAAAGGGAGTATCTGCTTCTAATCGTGATAAGGGAACATTTAGTGATTGATATAATTTCCTTCTGAAATAATCAACATCTTCCATTTCACCTAGATTTTGACCACCAGGTAAAGTAGTTATTTCTGTTCCTCTTCCTCCTTCTCTCCGAGGAAGCCAATAATCTTCTAACATCGATTGATGTCGTCTATCATCTTTTATATCACCTGTGGCTGCATCATAAACTAATTTATTTTTATATCGTGTCATAATATCTTTGAGATATTGTTCAGCTTTCATTTTAGGTAAATTGCCTACATCGATATAAAAAATTCTACGTTCCGGTGCTCTTGCAATTCTATAAATTACAACTGCATCTTCCAACATTCTTAATTGATTTAATCCTTTAATGGCTTTATGCAAATGAGAAATAACATATTTTTTATCTTTAGTCATTACTCCTGAATGAGCCATTATAACAGAATCTGGAGCTACTTTAACGCCCAGTTGACTCGGCGTTAGTAAACCCTTATCATTAAATAGATAATATTCATGAAATTGTGGTAATTTAAAGACACTAGGTGACTGTCTAGGGTCTGGTTTTATTTCTCTAACCTTTTTAATTTTAAGAGAATCTATTAACCTAAGTTCTTTTATTCCTTGTTGAGGTTCTTTGGGGTCAATCATTACATGATAATATACCCTACCTTCAATATACCATCTTTTAAAAATATCATATGCTTGATTATTAAAATCAAGCATTTTTAAAATAATATCAAATTCTTCATCAATCCGGTTTTGCAAACCTTTAGATAAACTAGTTTTTGTTAAATCTAATTCTACTGGATTTCTGTTCTGATTTGTGATGATAGCTTCTTGAATGATATTTTCAACAGCCATATCACATTCGGGGTGTTCGGCCATTTCCCTATATTTCATGATTAAATCTGCTTCAGTTTTAGCAGTTGCTTCTAAATCTAAATAGGAAGCAAAAGCTCCTCCGGCAGAGGTGGCTTCAACCGCGCCTTCATCATTTTCGGGAAATGCCAGAGCTGGAATGTCTGGCTTTTTATCTCTCTCAATATTAAATCCAAATAATTTCATAATATATAACTTTTTTCAGGTTTAGGCGGTGATATTTGCTTTTGCATGGAGATAGTAATCATATTGCCAATCTACAGTAAATTCCTGAATAGTATTAACAGTGTCCCAATTTAAATCTATTGCAGACATATTAGAGGGCCAAGCTCCTTTAAAGGTCCACTCCTGATCCACATCGCCGTCTTTCTTAAACATTTGCAAAGTAACTGTGGTGGTATACTTGGCTCTAGCTGAGTATAAAGCTTTTGTTGCTTTGTTTGACTGGGCTGCATTAAATTTTTCGAACCATCCTACAAAATTTTTATAAATCCCCAGGTCTTCATCATTTACAACTGTTGTGGTTAATGGTGCAAATTCTCTGCTTTCTCCAGCAACTTTTACATTTCTTCCAAAATATGGAACTTCAATGGGAGTAAGTGTAGAACCGGGAATATTTGAAGCTTTACACATATAACTAAAGCTACCTGAAGCAAAACTTTGGGTTGCGTCGCTACCGCCTATCGCGCAGCGCATTAAGTTAGTCCGGGCTCCGCCACCTTTCAGCTCTGATATAAAAGCATTAACACCTAAATTATCTGACATTTTTTTCCTGTTTTATCTTTTTAGACCGGTTGCGTCCAATAATCATAGGACCAAGTAACCGAGTATTCCATTATAGCATCATTAGGTTCCCAATTAACATCAATTTGATCTAAAGAAGTTGGCCATGCATTATGCAGCCTCCATTTTCCAATTGTGTTTCCGGCTTTACCTAAAGTATGGATATCCATATCGATAGAATAACCTGCTGTGGCAAGTTTATTTATGGCGTCGGTAGACCTTACATTACCAGCATGAGAATTTATTTTATCCATCCAACTTTCGATTTTGTTTCGCATATTATAACCTTCATCGTTTATAATTGTAGTTGTTATATCATCGAAAGTTCTAACTCCGGGGAATTTTACTGAACGGCCCATATACATAATGTTTACTATTCCTACGGCGCTAGCTGGTACTTGGACTCCCTTGCATATAAATTCTGATTTTACAACCGCACCAGATTGACTATTCTCGGCTCCGTTAATTGGAGTGAATTTACACTTAAATAGAGATGCTCTCGCACCGCCGGCTACTAGTTTTGAAACAAATGATTCTGGTCCATCTACTACAAATCCTGCCATTTTCTCTTCCTTCGTATATTAATTATTTATATTATTTATACGATAATTTATATTATTTATACTACGTTTACAACTTCTTCAAAATCTACGCCACTTCTTACAGCAACAAAGTTTAGCAATACAAAGTTAATACTCTTAGTTGGCTTAACAAAAATACTACCAATAAATTCATTTCGATCAATAACCTCTTGAGTATTATTAGATTCATCGCAAACTACTGCAAAATCTGTTATACCGCCTCGTCCTTGAATATCCCTAAGGAAAGGTTCGACTGAAGAAACGAAACTAGATCTGGTAAAATCATCGTTGAATTCAAACATTGAAAATCTAGCAAAATTTGCAATTGATTTTTCTAATGTAATAAAAAGCCTTCTGACGTTGATTCTATCAAAAGCTGATGGTTTAGCTAATAGAGTTTTATCACCAAATAACAATGTTCCTTGTCCTGCGAAAGAAACAACAGGATTTACACCATTTTTATAAAGTAAATCTCTTTGTGTTTTATTTGGATTCCATGCTAACCTAGCAACATTTTTAACTGAACCTCTATTAAATCCCGCTGGTGAGAAGAAAAAATCTCTTTCGACGGTAGTTCGTACAACTAATCCCGCCGTATCCGGATTCAA